ACAGCATCTGGCTGAGTGGTCGCGACTGCCGGATGGTATCAAACAGCGACTTGCTCTGGCTGGGGTCAAGGTCCGCATTGGCAACAGATCAGCCACGGGCTTTGAGGGAATGGAGCGCCTGCGAGGGGTGCATCCACGGGGTTGGCCTGGCCGTTCTACTTGGGACAAGGTACCTGGCCTATATGATCCATCCACCAAAACTATCATTGCAGGCTCCGGTGTGCACGGATCCGGAAGTCTGATTTTGCACGAGACTGGCCATGCCATTGGGGATACTTTGGGGTATAATGGTAGTGAATCACTGAGGATGCATCACAGACGCCTCTACCCGCGTTTGATGCCATATTTGCGCCAAGGTGGGGCAGGCGGACGGGCTGGTACCGAGGAGTTGTTGGCCGAGGGGATTGCTATGACGTTAATGAACAGATCACAGGCGGTAGCAGTGTTCGATGAGGAATTCGTCAGCTGGCTGGAACGGGAGGTTCTACGATAATGCGCGTGGTTAAGATGCTAAATGGCAATCTCTTGGTTCCCGCTCGAAGTGAAGGCCCAGGCGGGATTGTTGGTGATGGGATGGTAGAGATCGCACCTGATGATCCCGATTACGAAAAGTGGTTACCCTTCGTGACAGAGACAGAACCGCCCGAATCTGAGCTAGCTCATCGGTATAGAGCCATGCAGAAACGACGGTGATTGACGCGGGCTGTGTGCGCTACGCCAGGAGCCTACGTGATATAATGAGCGAAAAAGGAGGTGACTAGCATGGGACGCGTACTCTACTGGATCACCGGCTGGTTTATCGTGGCGTATCTCTGGCGCGGCGTGGCGAGCATCTTTCGTTTTTGGTTTGCCTGTGCGCGGTTTGGCCGACGACTAGGCGGAGGTTGACAAAACTAGCTAGCTTGATATAATACAAGCAACCGAATAGCTTAACGTGCGGTGTATGCCGCTAGTCTTCGGGCGTTATGCCCAGGGCTGGCGGCTTTTTCTTTTAGGGAGGTGTGCGATGCCATTCAGCGACAAGCCATGGGGGAGTATATCCGAGAGTGACTATAAGGATGCAGATGCTTTCTGTGCTGCCTGCCTGATTGATCTTAACAAGCCGGGCCAAGGGAAAACGAAAGCGAACTGTAAATTGCCAGTCAAGGAACCTGGTGGCGCGTATAATCGCAATGCTATTCATGCTGCAGCGGCAGTCTTGGCTGGTGCACGTGGTGGAGTGCAGGCACCGCCAGAAGAGAAACGCAAGGCGGCGCGCAAACTCATTCGGCTCTATCAAGAAATGAAAGAGGAACCACCCGAATCATTACGGAGGTTAGCTGAGTAATGGCAGACGATACCCAGGGCCAGGTGCCCAACGACAGCGGCCAGGAGCCGCAAACCGATCAGCAGGGCACTGCTGGTGCTCAGGGCCAGGAGCCAGAGCGGTTCGACGTAGAGTATGTGAAGCGATTGAGAGCAGAAGCAGCGGAGTACCGCAAACGACTCAGGGAGTTAGAGCAAACGGTCCGACAGCACGAAGAGTCAAAACTTTCTGAGACTGAGAGACTCCAGAACCGGCTTGCCGAGTTGGAGCGACAGCAATCTCTCCACGAGCGGGAGCGCCAGGAGCGCACGCTCAAGTACGAGACGATGCTCACGGCTAGCAAACTCGGCATCGTGGACCCGGAGGCGGCCTACAAGCTTCTCGACCTGGCAAGCATCGAGTTCGAGGAGGACGGCACGCCAAAAAACGTAGAGAAGGCGCTGCGGGAGCTGATCGCAACACGGCCCTACCTTGCCGGTGGTTCTGCCGGTTCAGCGACCAATCCAGCTCGCTCTACGATCAACCCGGCCGTTTTCACCCGCTCCCAGTTGCGTGATCCAAACTTTTTCAAGGCCCACCGTGACGCTATCATGCAGGCGATGCGGGAGGGCAAAATCGTGGAGGGATAACAAATGGCAAACATAACCCCAACGGTCGCCCAATACTTCATTCCCGAGGTGTGGGGAAACCGCGCGTTGGAGATTCTCCGGGCCAACGTCGTACTGGCAAAGCTCGTCGCCAAAGACTCGGATATCTCCACCTTCCAGGTTGGTGACATCCTGCACATCCCCTACCCGGGGACGTTCACCGCCAACGATAAGGCGGCTGGCTCTGCAGTGACCGTGCAGACCCCTTCTGGCGGTACCGAGGTGCAGGTCGCACTCAACAAGCATAAGGAGGTTTCGTTCATTGTTGAGGACGTGGCGCGAGCGCAGGCAAATCAGGACTTGCTCGACCGCTACCTGAACGCGGCGGTGCCCGCACTGGCCGAGAAGATCGAGAGCGACCTGTTTGCGCTGTACTCCAGTGTCACCGCCTCGGTGGGCACCTCAGGCACGGACATTACGGCAGCTACCATCCGATCTGTCCGGAAGACACTCAACGATAACAAATGCCCGATTGCTCCCCGGCATTTGGTGATCTCCAGCAAGGACGAGATTGCCTTGCTCGGGGATTCGGCCCTGGCGACCTATTTCGCCATGGCTCGCTCGCAGGGTGTGGCGGAGGGTTCCATCGGCAGCCTGTACGGGTTCACTGTCTGGATGAGCCAGCTCGTGCCGGTGGTGACTGGCACGCCGAACAGCACGAAGAATTTGGCGTTCCACCCCGAGGCGTTCATTCTGGCGATGCGAGGTCTGCCTGAGCCTCCGGCCTCGACTGGCGCGCAGGCGGCAACGATCCGTGATCCCGAAAGCGGCCTTGTGGTCCGCGTGCTCTATGCCTACAACCCGTCCTACCTGGGCGTCCAGGTGACCATGGATGTGCTGTACGGCGTCCAGGTGTTACGGGACGCGAAGGCCTGTGTGGTGTTGTCGTAATGACTGCGTTTGTAGTCAACTCTAGCGGTGCGGTCCACTCGGTAAATGAGGACCAGGTGGAGGCTCTGCTGCAGCAGGGCTTCCGCCTGGCCGCAATAGGTGAGATAGCTGGCTGGTACGCGATGCAGGGTTTGGAGGTGCCGGATGGCGGTACGAGCAACGATGACAGAGTTAATCGACAGAGTGAGGATGTTGATAGCGGACTCCGCCGGCGCAGATCAGGTGTTTGACGATCAGGCTATCCAAAATTACCTGGACCGGCGCCAGACGGTGGTGCGTTACGCCGAGCTTCGGCCCGAAGCCACCTATCTGCTGCCACCGAACGCCTCTTACCTGGACTACTACGCCGACGTCGGCGACTGGGAGGCCGACGAGAAGCTGTACGATGCATCGTACAGCCTGCTAGTGCCGGCTACAGCGGATCGCCTTTCTGGCCACTTTGCCAGTAGCCAGGTGCCACCGGTGCTGATTGTCGGTAAGTACTACGACGTGTATGGAGCCGCGGCGGATTTGCTTGAGGCCTGGGCGGCGATGGAAAAACTCTCGTTTGATTTCAACTCGGATGGCCAGTCATTCCAGCGGTCCCAGAAGGTGCAAATGCTCCTAGGAATGGCGCGGGAGTATCGGCGCCAGCAGCGGCCGGTGAGCGTGCGGATGGTGAGGACGGATGCTAACGTCTATTGAGATTGATGCAATGCGCACGATGCTCAACGCCAGCTTGCCCGACACCGCGCAAGTACAGCGTAAAACGCTCACCTCTGACGGTGCCGGTGGATTCACCGAGGCATGGACGACCGTGGCCACCGTGGCGTGCAGGGTAGCACCCTCGGGACAGTCCCCTCAGGAGCGGGCAATTGCTGAGCGGCTGGCGAGCACGAGCATCTGGACGCTCACCGTGCCAGCGCTGACCGGCTGGTTGTGGGGGGGCGCACATTCGAGGTGGCAGCGGTACTGGCGCGCAGTGACGAAATCTCCCGCCGCGTGGTGTGTGTGGAGGTGGTGTGATGGCGAGTACGGTTGTGACACAGCTGGTATTTAACCGATTGCCTGAGATTACGGCGTCATTACGGCCGAAGGCGAGCCAGATTATCCGAAAGTGCGCCGCCGACATTGAGGCTGGGGCCAAGGCGGTTGTTCCCGTAGATACGGGCAACCTGAAGAACAGCATCCAGACAGAGATGGAGAGCGACCTGACGGCCGTGGTCGGCACTAACGTCGAGTATGCACCGTACGTCGAATACGGGACCTACAAGATGGCCTCCAGGCCGTATCTCGGTCCTGCTGCTGAGACAGTCAAGCCCGGCTTCGAGGCCGCCATGAAGGCACTTTTCGACTGATGTGGAGGTGCGCCATGACCCGCGAGGAGTACGAGGCGCGGTTCAAGCGGGAGTACAACCTGACCGACGAGGAGATTCGGCTCTTAGGCATCCACGCGGTACCGTGCTGGTGCCGGGGCGAGTTTCCCGGCTGCTCGGGCTGGCAGATGCGGCTGCGGCAGAACCACAGCGACGCCTTGAGGCGGGCCCGGGCAGCGGAGTTGGTGGAGGCGGCGTAGGTGCAGGAGTCGTTTCGCGTAGAGCAGTGGCTGTATTCGCTGCTGAGCAGCGACACCGGCACTGGTGGGGTGAGCACTCTGGTCAGTGGACGCATCTACGCCTATGTAGCGCCCAGCGGTGCGGTGTTCCCATTCGTGATCTACTCCCGACAGGCCGGCCACGACGTGATGGGCGTCGGCACTGTGCGGATCATGGCGAGTGAGGTGTACCAAGTTAAGGTCGTCGGGAAGGCCGCTACTGTCGCACTCGGAACTATCAAGGCGATTGCGGA